AAGCCGTACATTTTAATCAAGTAGCAACACTACCATCAATACAGGTTGGTGATAACTATGCTGTTGCTTTAGAATTTATTGCAAAGAATAAATCTAAAGGTCTCAAATGGTGTGGTCAAGAGCTTAGAAAGATGTATGAAATAAATGATGAATATACAGAAGCGATTGCTAAAAACTTTAAAGAATTAGCATGAAAGATATCATAGAAAAGTTAAAAGACGACCACGAATATTATAAAGGTATTGGTCGTAACTATTTGTCTAATTCTAATATTAGCCAATTACTAACCCATCCTAAATTATTTATGCAAGAGCAACCTGACAATAAAAATTTTTTATTTGGCAGATACTTTCATCAATTAATTTTAGAGCCGGAAAAGGCAAAACAATTTGAGATAGTGGATGCATCCACTCGTTACACAAAAGTTTATAAGGAAGCATGTGAGGATGGTAATATAAGGTTATTACAAAAGGAAGCTGACGAATGTGAAATGCTAGTAGATATTTTGCTAGAAAACATAGAGCTGTTTAGTATGATTAGGAATCCAAAAAATACTTACGAACAACCACAGATAAAAGAATTATTTGGAGTTGAATGGAAAGGGAAAGCCGACATCATATCATCTGATTATGTTATTGATTTAAAAACTACAAGTGATATATCTAAATTTGACCGCAACAGCTATTATTATAATTACGATAGCCAAGCATATATATACCAACACCTTTTTGGAAAACCTGTTATCTTTATAGTAATAGACAAAAGTCCTGATAGGTTTGGCATATGCGGAGTCTTTGAAACTAGCGAAATGGCATTGGCTAAAGGAGAAGAAAAAGTAAAAGAAGCAGTAAAGGTTTATAATCAGTTCTTTGCTAACGATGAAGTTTCAGTAGAGGACATAAATAATTATTATGTTAAAAAAACTATTTAAAAAAATGTGGAGTAAACTTCCAAAGCGTACTCCACCAAATACTATCATGTGGGTTGAAGTTCCAATGACTGCATGTAGTAAAGATGAAAAGACAAACATTATCATCTCAACAATTAACCATTTGGAACAAAATATAAAAATCAAAGAAGATGGCACAAGAAGAGAAATTCGTACACAAAGCATCGAGTGGAAGTCTGTTTAAAAATGACTATAAAGAAAAGGAAACACATCCTGATTACACAGGTAGTTGCACAGACCCAAACGGAAATGTTTATGATTTAGCAGGTTGGGTCAGTAAAACTAAAGATGGTAAATCATATTTTAGTTTGAAGATTGAACATCCTTTTGAAAAAAAGGAAGAAGCAAACACCACACCTGAGCCGACACCGGTAAATCATGACTTACCTTTTTAAGTCCGCTATTGTTGTTGAATCAAGGAGGATTTTATCCTCCTTTTTTCAGCTTTTTTTTGTGTTGAAATGCTAATTTTACAGCTCTCCATAGAGCTATATAGTTTTTTATATATTTTTTTTTATTTTTTTTATTCTTAATTAATAATATATACAACATTTTCAACACTAATACTGATAATCAACGAGTTATAAATAAAAAATCAACATAAAATCAACATTAAAATGACACAGCAAGTAACAATATTCAAAAATATTAAAGAAACCATTACTCCGTACCATGTAAGTATAGAGACAATACTAGATAGAATCAAGGAAGGTTCTGATTCAAAAGAGCTAGTACAAAAGATAAGAAAAGAGAAGAAAAAGGCAGAAAGAAATGAATTAAAAAAACAACTACCGGCAATATGTTTTTCAGGAACATTTAATAAAAGAGCAGACAACTCTCTTATAGTGCATAGCGGTATCATCTGTCTAGATTTTGATGGCTATCCTGACTTCAAAACATTAATGTTAGACAAAGAAACTTTAAGTTCAAACAAATATGTTTATGCAGTCTTTGTATCTCCATCCGGTAATGGATTAAAAGTATTAGTTAAGATTCCGGCTGATGCAGAGAACCATACAAAATATTTTAATTCATTAGAAAAACATTTTAACTCACCTTACTTTGATGTTACTTCTAAAAATTTATCAAGGGTGTGTTATGAATCATACGACCCCATCATCCACATAAATAAAAATTCTAAAGTATGGGATAAGATTGAGGAAGAGGAATATGTAGAAGTCAATATACATAAAGACCCTTTAACAATTCCAATCACAGATGAAAATAAAATAGTAGATATACTTTTAAAGTGGTGGAATAAAAAATATCCAATGATGGAAGGGCAACGAAATCAAAACGCATATGTTCTTGCATCAGCGTTAAATGATTTTGGAGTCAACAAAAGTTTAGCATCTTATGTTCTAGGTCAATTTAGTACAAAAGATTTTACAACTAAAGAGATAGAAAGAACTATTGATTCTGCATACTCACACACACAAAACTTTGGAACTAAATTTTACGAGGATGAAGAGAAGGTAAATCAAGTAAAAGGAAAACTAAGAAGAGGTGTATCAAAAAAAGAAATAAGAACTCAGTTAGAGGAATCAAAATTAGACAAAGCAATAATAGATTCAGTATTGAATAAAGCTGAAGAGTCAAATAACAATCAGACTTTTTGGGTAAAAAACGATAAGGGTACTATAAAAATAGTTCATGTTTTATTTAAAGAATACTTGGAAGACAATGGATTCTATAAATTTTGTCCTGAAGGTAGTAAGAATTATGTATTTGTAAGAGTACAAAATAATTTGATTGACCATACTACTGAAAAAGAAATAAAAGATTTTATATTAAGTGGATTGATAGAGCTTGATGACTTGTCTATATACAATTACTTTGCAGACAACACAAGATTTTTTAAGGATGAGTTTCTTACTCTACTTTCATCTGTCAATATTTATTTTATAGCTGACAATAAAAATACGTCATACTTGTATTATAAAAATTGTGCTGTAAAAATTACAAAGGATAGTGTAACTACGATAGATTACATTGACTTAGGTGGTTTTGTATGGAAAGACCATGTTATAGACAGAGACTTTAAAAAATGTGAAATAGATAATTGTGATTATAAAACTTTCATTACAAATATATGTGCAAAAAATGAGAGCCGAATCAAATCAATGGAGTCTACAATAGGATTTATGATGCATGGTTACAAGAACCTTTCATTTTGTCCGGCTGTAATCTTGAATGATGAGGTTATAAGCGACAACCCTGAAGGTGGTACAGGTAAAGGTTTGTTCATGAATGCATTATCACACATGAAAAAACTTGTAACTATTGATGGTAAAAGTTTTGCATTCGAAAGGTCTTTTGCATATCAGTTAGTTTCTGCAGATACACAGATACTTTGTTTTGATGATGTAAAAAAGTATTTTGATTTTGAAAGATTATTTAGTTTGATTACTGAAGGTCTTACACTTGAAAAGAAAAATAAAGATGCAATCAAAATTCCTTTTAGCAAATCTCCCAAGATAGCTATAACAACTAACTACGCAATCAAAGGTGCAGGTAATTCTTTTGCTAGACGTAAATGGGAGTTAGAGTTACATCAATACTACAATAAAACATTTACACCTTTTGATGAGTTTGGTAAATTAATGTTTGGAGATTGGGATGAAGACATGTGGTGTGAGTTTGATAATTATATGATATCATGTTTGCAGCTGTATTTAGATAAAGGTCTGATTCAATCTGTTTTTGTAAATTTAAAAGTGCGACAGCTGTCAGCTGAAACTTCACACGACTTTATAGAATGGTGTGGATTAGTAACAGGTCATGAACCAAATGAACTGCTACAACTAAATGTGCAGTTGCGTAAACAAGATTTATATTTTAACTTTATAGAAGAGAATCCTGACTATGGACCAAAAGCTAAAATGACAATATCTAGGACTAGATTTTATAAGTGGTTGACTGCCTATGGAGTTTTTAAACAAGGTGTACCACCGGAAGAAGGAAGAGATGCTGCAGGTAAATGGATTAGGTTTCGCAGCAAACATGAGTTAGAATATAATAGTAAATTAGAACTATGAGTAAAGAAGAAGACAATGAGGTAATGGTGTATAATGCGATGATAAATTCATACAATGTGATTGTTGAAGAAAGATTTGACAATGCACTTGTAGGCACAGACAAAGGGGTGTATATACATGATGTACTTCAGCCGGTAGATAAAGAAGTTTTAGAAAACATGTTAGATTTTTTTACAGAAATAGAACACTATGAGAAGTGTGCAAAAATCACAGCAATCTTAGATTCTTGGACGGAAAATAAGCATCGAAAAATTTAAGCTCTACGAAGGGATTTGGATTTCTCGTCTAATTTTCGTATATTTGTAGAATCAACTAATAGTGGTTGTGTTAATTAAATTAAATTACATTATGAAAAACTTAGAAAATTGGTTAAACGATGCGTTTCACAAAACGCAACTAGATTCAGAAGCAAAAGGCGGCATTGAAAAAAAGTCTGTCATCTATTGCAACAAAACGAAAAAACATTATTGGGATGACGAGAAGCTAGTAAGAAACTTTGAAGTTCTTAAAGCAGATGGTCTAACATGGGATGAAGCAAAGACGATGTTTCCTGATTGTTATCGTTTAACTATGGTCATGAACTCAAAGGGTGTCTTTGAAAAAACTTGGAAGTCATAGAGCTAAGACCATATCAAAAAACCATCATAGACATAGGTAGTCAAACCTTATTGAGTAGGGGGTTTGTCTACCTTGCTATGGAGGTACGAACAGGCAAGACCCTAACTAGCTTAGGTATAGCAGACAGAGTAAAAGCTGTAAACGTTTTGTTTGTTACAAAGAAGAAAGCCATCTCAAGTATCGAAGATGACTATCAACTACTCAATCCTTCCTTTAATTTAACTACAATAAATTACGAAAGCATTCACAAGATTCCTGACATTCAATGGGATGTCATCATCTGTGATGAAGCTCATTCTATGGGTGCGTTTCCTAAGCCAAGCAAAAGAGCAAAGCAAGTAAAGGAGCTGATAGGCAAAACAAAACCATTCGTAATTCTTCTGTCAGGAACTCCAACACCTGAGTCATTCAGTCAAATGTATCATCAAGTGTACGGAATCCCTACGAATCCATTTGCTCATTATAAAAATTTTTATAGGTTTTCTGATGACTATGTTAATGTCAGAATCAAACCAATCGGTGGACTTCAGATTCGAGATTACTCTGCCGGACACGAAAGCATCCTTGAAATGATGCGACCATTTACAATAAACTTTAGTCAAAAAAACGCAGGTTTTGAAGTGCAAACTACAGAAGAAATTTTGTATGTTCGCATGAAAGATGCGACTTATAGTCTTGCTAAGAAACTACAAAAACATTTAGTAGTTGAGGGTAAAGATGAGGTAATCATGGGAGATACACCTGTGAAGCTAATGTCAAAGCTACACCAAATCTTTTCCGGTACTGTTAAATTCGAAAGCGGTAGTTCAATGGTGTTAGACTTAACAAAAGCTGAGTTTATTAAAAATAAATTTTCAGGTAAAAAGATTGCTATCTTTTATAAGTTCAAAGAAGAATTAAAAGCAATTAAGGAAGTTTATGGGGAGACCATTTCAACGGAACTAAGCGTCTTCAATGACACAGATAAAAGTATAGCTTTGCAGATTGTTAGTGGGAGGGAAGGTATAAGTTTACGCAAAGCCGATGCATTAATTTACTATAACATAGATTTTTCTGCAACCTCCTATTGGCAGTCTCGTGATAGGATGACAACAAAAAATAGACTTCACAATAAAATATATTGGGTCTTTACCTCGGCAGGAATTGAAGATAAAATTTATAAAGCTGTTACTCGTAAGAAGGACTATACTTTAAAACACTTCAAAAGAGATTTCTTAAATTTGTAGTATGAGGTTTGTTAAATTTACTTTGATTTGGATAAGTGAAAATTTAGCAATTCCATTTTGGGTGGTAGGTCATGTGCATTTATCTATACACTCGTTTCACGATTTAGTTGAAATATTTTCATCTATTGGAATGAACTTAATTGTGGGAATTGGATTTTACTTAGACTATAAAAATGACAGAACAGCAGATACAAAGCAAAAGAATAAAGGAGCTTGAGTCAAAAGGTTACTATGTTCTTAAGCTAGTAAAGACAAATAAAAACGGTATACCGGATTTAATTGCGATTCCCCCTAACACGCAGGTTCTGTTCAGCGAAGTAAAAACAAATAGGGGTAGACTAACTACATTGCAAAAGTATAGATTAAAAGAACTTGAGGAGCATGGATGCATTACAGAAATATATAGAGGGGATTGACACCTATTACGAGTTTGATGAAAGTTTAATGAAAGACATGCAAGATATGGCTGACTACTTAGCTGTACCAATCGCAGTCCTTTTAGAATGCAATGCTTACTTGTTACCTATGCTTGAAGGGTACACACAAAAGATAGGAGGGGTTTTAAAATACGAAACACCTTATTTTTTTGAGGTCGAATATATACACGAACCAAAAGATTTTCCTATATTTATTAATGTAAATCAAATTGATTGCGACACATATCTAGATTATGTTTCAAAAAATCAAACACTTAAATCGAATGAAGCCATATTACAGAGAATCTACACGAGCCAACTTATTTAAAAAAATTATTAACCAAGTTTTCAACATAAAACTGACGAATAAAACTCGTAAAAGAAACCATGTTAACGGCAGAATGTTATTTGCTAAGTTAATGCGAGACGAAGGTTCGAAGGTAAATAGCATCGCATCGTATCTTAATCTAGAAAGTCATGCATCAGTCTTACACTATTTAAAAAGTATAAATTTTATATTAGAGTATGATAAAGAGTTATATTCTCAGTACCAAACCTGCTTAAGATACTACAAATTAGCTGACCCAAGTATAGATGAATTGAGACCTCATGAGCTAAAAGGACATATTTTAGTTTTGGAAGATAGAAATAAAATGTTATCTTTGGAAATACAGAGTCTCAAAGAGACAATCCAAACTAACCAACTCAAAGATAAAAGATTCAAGAAACTGTTCGATTTAATTAGGAACAGAACCAAGCCGGATACTGAGGAGGTTATTGAAAAGAAATTAAATACAATTTTTAATGGAGTATACGATTAACTAAAATTATGCCAATTAGAGGAGTAGAACATGAAAGAATCAAACACATCAACTTTGTGATGAATGAGATTCATAACTCCAATAATAACATCTACGAGCTTTTAATAGACCAACAATATAAGGAACTTCGTGTTGAAGTAGTGAACAACATCCGTATGCTTCGTTCTATACTAGAAAACATAGAAGATGAAATATAACTCCCACAGTTTACCTAGTGGAGATAAAAACCACTATGATGAAATACGACCACGATTAAGTGGCAACAAGCGTATAGCTTTTGAAAACATAAATCGTAAAGAAAGAAGAATATTAATTATTGGAGACCTCCATGAACCGTTTTGTTTGGAAGGATACCGAGAGTTTTGTGAACAAATGTATGCAACATATAACTGTAATCATGTTATATTTATAGGAGATATACTAGACTCGCATGGATTCTCATACCATGAGCAAGACCCTGATGGTTTATCAGCAGGACACGAGCTATCTTTAGCTATAAAAAGAATTAGAAAATGGTATAGTTCTTTTCCAAAAGCTGATGTATGCATTGGAAACCACGATAGGATGGCTTCTAGGAAGGCAATGACAGGGGGTATACCCTCAGCATGGATAAGGTCGTATAACGATGTCCTAGGCACTCCAAAATGGAATTGGGTAGAGAATATAACCTACGACAATGTTCTATATGAACATGGTGAAGGTTCTCAAGCTAAAACAAAAGCTAAAAACAATATGATGTCTAGTGTGTGTGGACACACTCATACTGAAGCATATGTTCAATGGTTCGTAGGTAAAAAGTTTAGAGTATTTGGTATGCAAGTAGGTTGTGGCATTGATGCTAAAACATATGCAGCTGCATACGCAAAAAATTTTAAGAAACAAGCCATAGGTTGTGGTGTAGTTTTAGGTGGACACACCGCAATAAATTGTTTAATGGATTTATAAATTTAATATGTGGTTTGAATCTGAACAAGATTTGAAGAGAGAGAAACAGGCAATCAATACATTCGTAGAAAAATTTAATGGTAGTTTTAAAAAGCTAGACCCTGAAGATATTGACTACAAAGTATTTGATTCAACAGGAAAACATATAGCATATGCTGAGGTCAAGGGTAGACTGCGTATGATTAAAGATGCATTTCCTCTACCGGTTGCTGCACGAAAGTTAGTTAAGTTAGCTGACAAAAGATTAAATCCTGTAATGATATGGGCATGTCTCGATGGAATCGTTTATTGTAAAGTAAAACATATCAAAGGTAATATTACTTGGGGTGGACGAAAGCCAAGACCGGAATCATATAATGATTTAGAGCTGATGGTTTACTTAGATAAAAAGGACTCGCCTTTCAAAACTATTTATTTTTAGATTTCAATCTTCTTATTTCAAGAAGCTGTTTATATAAATCAGGATTGTTTTCTTTTGCCCATTTTAACATTTCGCTTTTACTTAAACCACCACCTTGTCCTTTCTTAGGTCTTTGTGATTTAGGTATACCTAGTATTTTATATATATTATCTTCCGTATCACCTTCACCCATAATAAGGTCATAACTAGATTCTACAGGGTCAAGTTGTGCTTTTACAATGAAGAACTCAAGTAATGTTTGTGCGACCTTACCATATTCTTCTTCACCAAAATCTTTTGTTATCTCTCTTGATAGTCGTTCTATAGGGTCTACTATTGTACTTCTTTGAAACGGAGGTCTGCTTTTACCTGTCTCTATACGATATGCCAAATCTATAAAGAAATTTCCAAAGATGGGTAGTTCTTCCAACATTGTAACCCCGTATTTTTGTATTGCAATCTGCTCAAGTGCTTTTTCTTTTTCTTTATCATCACCTCTGAATAATATCATTAACTGTGATACAGCTACGAAAGCCATGTTAGCAAGAGCACTTGATAAAGTAAATCCTCTTATATCTTCTTTCCTTGGAGCTTCATCAACTGCTTTTCTTACATTGCCTTTTTTAATTTCAGCTGCTGCTCTTTGTATTGCTCTCGAAATATTTCTACCCCTATAAGCAACATCATTTAACTGAAGTAACATTGTGCTTCCAAACGTAGTAAACAGTTTTAGTAAACCTGCTTCTCTTTGAAGACCTCCTTTGTCCATATCTCTACGAGACTGCTGAGTTAAATTGTACTCGACAAATCTTAAAGCAGCTTCTGTTTCAGTCATTCCGTTGGCTATGTCTTGATTGTATACAGCAAGATATCCAAGCACCCCAAGTAAATCTCCAATACTTGTACCTGCACCCATAATTGCTGAAATTCTTTCCGATACTTGTCTTGGTGTCATGTTTATATTGCCTTTTACACCGGGTATTTTAAAAATAAAATTCATTACACCTTCTCCTATGTCAACCGTAATATTAGAACCTAATTCTTGACCTGAAGATAACTGTGTTAAGTTTCTACCTGACAATGCATCTTGTAGTCTGTTTTCAAAACCTGCTGATACTCTTCTTGCTGTTTTGATTCCTCCTTCTTTTCCAAGCAAACTAGCTAAAAGTAATTGTAAATATCTACCTACAAATACCGTTGCATCAAGCAAAGTAGCCGGACCTTGTGCAAGAAGACCTTTAAATCCTCCTCTAGCTCTAGCTCTACCTAGTGCACCTAATTTTCCACCCGTAACATCCATGTTTGTGAAAGCCATAATTAAGGAACTTGCCTGTTTTGGTATCTGCCACAACTTATTATTTAATATATAGGCAACAAAACTACCTTGCATCCAATTAATAAATCCGTTTTTCAATGTGCTGTTTTTAAATGCAACTGCACCATTTACAGCAAAATTTAAAGTTTCATTTACAATCCCTTGTGTGTCTGTAGCTCGTAATAAAAGTTTTACTGATTCAAAGTCCAACATTTTGTTGAACAATTTAACATCGTCTGCATACGCTTTGTATCTTTCATTAGCTTCTATATGATTTGTTAATGTGCTATCAAACAAAGTAGTAAGGTCAATAACTCCTGTCTTACCTCTTGCTCTTAATGATTTGGGTGAAGCAGCTCTAAATCCATCCATGAAAGGTTGTTTAGTTGATACCATGTCCGCTTTTAGCGTAGACTCCGTTGTGTCAATTCTGACCGGAAAGTAATTATCTATCCTTCCCAAACTTACATCATTGTTTCTAATGTAAACTTCGTTTACCTCATTAAAGTAAGTATCCGATAAATATTCAACTACACCATCAACATATGCAATAGCTTCAGGACCAAGATGAGTTTTTATTTGTTCTATTACCTCATCAGTAATTCCTTGTTCAGCTATTCTTTTTCTTGTGTCTTCATTTAAACTCATAGCATAGTGATACATCAACATTTGAGGACTATAACTAATGAGTTTGCCCTTTGTGTTTTTAATTTCTAAAGGTCCTTTAGTTTGAAATAATCTAGGTATACCTTTTAGTCTACCATCTTTTATACCTGCTTTCTTTGCTATGTTATCAAGTATAGTCTGAACTCTTCTTACTCCTTGTTCTCTATTAAAGTTGGCTCTTGCCAAACGCTCATGAAACTGTTTTTCAAAAAATTTAGTTCCATAAACACCATCAAGCATGTTAAATATTGTTCTTGAGTTACTAACTGTAGCATCTACCATTGACCTAACACCTCTAAAAATATTTTTAGAACCATAGAAATCTTGATAACCTTTCGCTATTGCTTCAAGACCTTTGGCTATGGTTTTCATAACACCTCTTTTCTTCAAAGAAGTTAAAAAGTTCATACGCTCATTTTGAAACTCTTGATTGGTTTTTACTGAACCATCTTCATTAAATAAAGATGGATTGTTGCTTCGAATATCCGAATCAGCTTGTTCATTTAATTTTTCAGATTCTTCTCTTCTCTTTTGTCTTCTTTGGAATAATCTTTCTGTAGACTCTTTACTATCCTCTCGTAATGCTTTTAAAACTTCTTGAAGTTCGGAAACATTTAGCTGCTCAAAATTACCGAAACGAGCAACTGCTTCAACCTCAGCTAGAAGAATGGCTTCATCCAAAGTTAAATCAATACCCTCAGCTTCTTTCTTCAACGCTGCATCTATCTGAGCTTCTTTCGCATCAAGTTCTTCTTGCTTTGCAGCTAACTCGTCAGGAGTCATGTTAATTATTTTATCTACAGCTGCAAAATATGTAATACCTCTATACTCTATAGTACCGGCTTCAGGTTTTTTTGTTGTGCCTTTTCTAGTTTTCTTTTTCTTATCAACGTAATCTTGAATTTTTTTACGTTGTTGCTGTATATCTTTTTGCTCTATAGTTCTAGCTATATCTTGCACCTCTTGTAGAACAGCATCAAAGTTTTCTTGGCTAACCTCAGCTACTCTTTTGTTTAAACTTGTTAATGTTTGCTTTGTAATATTATCAGACCTAGGTATCAAACCTTTAATAATATTAGTTAATCTGTTTCGTATACCTTGTGATAACTTTTCTTGTTTCTTTCTACCTTTTAATTCATTAAGTATAGACTGAATCTCACGCTGAGTTTCTACACCTGCCACACTACCAAACTCTTTATCATAAGCTACAATCAATCTTTGTTGGTCTAGTTCAGAAAGTGTTTTGAATGTAGGATTATCTTTTAACTCTTGTAAACGTTGAGCTCTTTCTTCTTTTGTAGTTACAATTTTACCTTCTCGTTTTTGTTTTCTTTTTCTTTTATTTTCAGTTGCTTGTACTTCAGCAAGTATTTTTCTACCAACATTGATACCACCTTCAACATTACCAAAAGCTCTAGGTACAGACGCTCTTTCTTTCTGCATCTCAGCAACAGCTTCTTTTTTACTTAACCCATGCCTTCTTCTTAATACTTCCTGTATGTTTATTTCGGCTAGTCCTTGTTGTCTACCTCTATATATTATTTCTTCAATGGATAAATCTTTTTTAAATAATATATCAGGATTCTTAAGTTGCTTCTTTTGCACATCAGTAAGTTCTATTGGCTCACCACTAAATATATCAGCTATTGCTGTATTTAAGAAACCATCTAAATTTAAATCCTGTATTTCTTCCTCAGTTAAATCTTTGGACATCTTGAATGTTTTCTTTATGTATGCCCACATACCCTTTAACCAATCTTTAAATTTTTGTTGCAGAGTTTTATTTACAATTGACTCACCTTTGTTTCCAATAAGTACAGCCATGGTTTCATCAATAGCTTTTTGCTCATCACCATTAAATCTTTTTAATTGTTTCTTATACTCTTCAGTCTTACTTACAAGCTCTTTACCTCTGTTATATATTTTGACACCCTGTGGTGTGGTTTTTAAATAATCAATCCATATGTGACCCATCTCGTGGATTGCTGTATTGAAGAGGGAGCTTTGATTTTTATGGACATCAGGATTTATATATATATCACCGTCCTTAGTAATACCATATACAACTTCATTACCTTTTAAATATTTTTGTGTGTTAGGGTCATTCAAAACATTTTGAAATGTTTCAGAATCTACATTAATCATAGTACCCGGAAATGATTTGTTGGCAAAATCAACTAACTTATTTACATTTTCCTGTTCATCTTTAGATAGTCTTTCAAAGTAATTATCGCTTTCTTGTTCATCCGCTTTAAAATCTACTCTACTGTCTTCTTCCAACGATGCTTCAAACCCTTCTATGGCTTCTTCATCTATCTGTTCTGTTACTTGGTCAACAGATTCTTCAGCTATAATACCCTCATAAATCGCAGAACCTACTGCAGTTCCTCCTTTTTCTTTTACTCTTACTTTAAATATAGTATTTCCCGCAGCATTAGACTCTGTTGTTTCAGGTACAAGTGTTACCTCTAGCACTTCTATATCACCCTCAAAATCTTCTTCTAATACTCCATCTTCTTTTAATTTTTCTTCAACATTAAAGTCTTTAAATCTTGTTTCTTGTATAGGAACACCCGCACCTGTTGTTTTTCTTTTCTTTCCTGTATTTGTACTTTCAATCTCCGAGTTAAACGTAACCTTTTTTACTCCTGTAGTTTGTTCGTTGTTTTCTTCAGTTACATCTTCAATCTCTTCAGTAAAAGTTGCTTTTCTATTTTTGGTTTCCCTTGTAAATGTTATAGGATTAGAACCAACCTCCATCTCTTCGGGTTTAGTTATCTCATTTTTTTCTTGACTTTCTCGGGTAGGCGTTTGACGTTGACGGGATATTCCTTCATCCACTTTTTCAACAGGTCCTTCCTGTTGGCTGCCAACCACCTCATCTGTCGTTTGCTGCGTACCGGCATCTTCTTTAATATCTGTAGTTACGGTTAGAAGTTCAGAGGGGTCTAACTCAATCCCCATTTGAGCTGCTCGTTTTTTCTTAAGCTCATTAATTTTTTCTGCTACTAAGTTACTTGCTTCTTCACTTAGGTTGGTGTCGTCATAGACCTGAATTGCAAATAATGCATCAGGGTCTGTAACTCTATTTAATTTCTTTTTAAATTTTTCATAGTCAGTTGTTACAAAGCTACCTATTTGGAATTGGTTTCTAGCTCTGTTAAATCTTTTAATTCTTCCTACATCTAGTCCTACTAGACCTTCAGTAATGTTGGTAGGTTTATCAGACAATCTATGTGTGGTAACAAGTGTGCTAATTTCATCAGCAATCTCTTGTAGCTTTTTATTATATATTTGTTTTCTGTTTCTATCGCTACCTAATATTTCTTGTGCATTTATCAGCTGCATTAATCTAGAAATAACATCTTTAGGTGCACCTTCACCTGCAGCGTTTTGTGCATCTCGTTTTAATCCTAAATTCTTTTTTATATTCTGTGCTTCCTTTTCAGTTAGCTTTTTATTTTTTACAGCTTTATTTACATAGTCCATAATCTGCTCTTCAGTAGCATAATTATAGTTAGATAAAAATTCAGGGTTAGTTAGGTTTTGAATGAAAGTATCAAACTGTTTGTTTCTAGATATCATATATGTATTAACCATATAGTTGGTAACAGAACTACCACTACCTAATGAACCTCCTGCTTCAGCTGCAATCTCTTTTCCATCAAAACTTTTTCGTGAACGTATAATGTATGGTTCATTGGTTTCTAAATTAATACCACCTAAGTCTTCACCAAAAAGCATTTCGCTTCCTTGACCTGCAACTTCACTCAATGCTTCACCTGTAGTTTGTATACCTATCTCTGCAGTAATAGCACCACCTTTCACTAAACCTGACTTTAAAGATATTACAGGTCCTGTTTTATTAATTAATTTACCTGCAAGTCCTGCAGTAAAATAGTTTACAACAGCAATTGGTATACCTCGTTGATTACCTCTAGCTGCAGCTGCTTCCCACATGGCTTCATCTTGAAGAGCTAACTCTACCGAGTAGGGATTATATATATCATAACCTGCTTCAGTTATTGCTTCAAAAATTGAATTAGTATATTCAACAGCATAACCTGTTGCTGCATAACCTGTTCTTAAACCATAACCTAGTCCTGTAACAGCACCTCCCGGTCCTGTAGTAGCACCTATACCAAATCCTGCAGCTCCTGCAACAGGTATAATTTGTGAGCCAAACTCTAACATTTGTCCAACGCTGTTTGCTGATAATTGTGTAGCCCATTCAAAAGGATTATCTAAAAATACCTCCCAAGATTCTTGAGCAGTTTTTGCATCACTCCATGCTAACATAGTTCTACTGTCACCCATTTCCGCTTTGGCTTTTGCACTTGATACAATAGCTAGTGCTACTGACATAGGGTCATCAGGGTCAACGGTATCTGAAAAATAATCAAACATATCAATACCCATTGCATATTGAAGAATAGCATTTAATGCATTACCTTGTTCTAATCCTTTCTGAAACTCATTAACGAAACCAAAATGATTATCTATATACTCGCCTTTTACATTTTTATTTTCCATTGCATTGAAATAATTAGAAGCTATATCATATTCAACTCTTAATATTTGTTGTTCATTCTGCAACATTAAATAATCTCCATATATTTTACTTGCCATGTTAATTTGAAAAGGTTCTAGCTTATCTAAGTTACCACGAACATACTCAGGCAAATCTTCTAACTTAACTTGAAACTCTAACAAAGATTCTTTTTCAAGATTTTCATATGCTTCTTTTACCTTGTTGTTGTTGTCCAAACTTTTTTTACTTCTTTCATCATATTGTTTTCTCAAGTAAACATCAAAGTCTTCTCGAGCTCTAGTAATATCATCACTAAAGTTGGCTTCAAATAATATATCTCTTCGTCTATATAATTCAGGTAGACGTTTTTGTAGATTTGAAACAGGTAAACCATTTACAAAAAGGTGACCGAATCTTTTTTGGTCTGCAAGTGATAAATCTTTTAACTCTCTAACTTGAGGAGTAACTACATCTTCTGTACTTGGGTCTGTTAAATTTTCAGGTAAAAGACTACCTTGTTTAAACAATCCCATAGGTCCAACTCCCGGACCTTGATATTCTTGTACAGTATTAAAATATAATTCTTCTATAAATATAATCTCATCACGAACTTGCTCATACTCTTCCATAGCAGCTTTAACAGCTGTATAATCTAAACCTCTATCTCGGTAGAATGCTTCGGCTTCACCATCAACAGTTGACACTCCCTGAAAATCCAACATAAATTTTTCTGCATCTTTTTGAGATTTAAACTTAAACACTTCGTTTTGTTGTAGTGCAAATATATATGCATCGTCCTTGTCAAGTTTTTCCCATGAACTTGGAAAGCTAGATTGGTCATCATAGTTTTTTGGAAACAATGTAGGGTATACTACAAACTCACCATCTTTTACATCCATTACCATTTCATATCCATCAATACCATTTTTAGCTCCTCTTCTCATGTCCTGAGCTCTTTTAGCTTTTTGTTGGTAACCTTCTACATCCATCATCTCTACATCAGGAACATCAGCATTTAATGCAATGAAATTAGCCAATGCCTGTGTCTCTTTTGCGGTGGATATATTAGGGTCAATATTTATATCAATATCGGCTTTACCGTCTGCCCTAGTTACTCTCATACCGCCAAAGGTTGTTGGGGTAAAAACTAAATTATACTTTCCAAACTTTTGATTTAAAAAATCTATAGTTTCTTCGTTGTCGTCATTATCAATTAGTTCATTTGTTATGGAAGGTAAATCTTGTTCTAACATATTGTTTAATAATGTCAAATCTTCAACGCTTAAGTCATCTCTTGATTCTACTTTGTTGAACTCAGCTAGTAATGCTCTACTAGCTTTAACTCTTTGGTTTCTTAATTCTCTATTTCTTGCAGTAACGCCTTCTTCGAACTCATCAAAGTTAGGGTCTATTTCTACTTTTGCAATTTCGACTTGTCTTTCAAAATTTACTTTGTCTAAATTAACAGTACCATCATCATTATAATATGAAGCATTACTTAAATCTACACCTAATTGTTCGGTAACTTTAGCTCTTGCTTCTTTATCTATGTTGTCAACTTTATCTATTACATCTTGTGGGGTCTGATTACTTTCACCTATAACATCAACAAGCATCCTATCCCCTACATCTATAACTTCTTTCTTTTGCCTTTTCCTTGCTTCTTTTTCAACAGCAACTTCAGGTAAGTCTACAGGTATAGGAGCAAGTCCTTCTACTTCAGAAACTTCGCCTGAAGGAGAAGTAATTACACTTTTATTTGAAGCATCAGTTCGGTATAATATTTCATCAAATTGTCCTCCTGCAAATTCTTGATAGAGGTCTTGTTGTCTGTTGGTTGGTTTGGGAAAGTTTTTTATAAACTCAGCTAACTTATCTGCGTCATCCTCAAACTCAGTTGTATTAGATTCTAGGATTCTTTTCTCGTAATCAACATTAACATTGATAGCTTCTATCAATTCATCAGCAGACCTAGCACCAACTATTTCCCATAAAGGTTGACCATTAACTGTGGCTTCCACTCTCTCAAGCATTTGAGGAATGTTTCTTTCGGAAATTTCAGATGTTTCAGGAGGAGTATCTGATGGTAATTGACCATCTTCCGAAGGAGAATCGCCACTCTCTTGAGGTTCGTCTTTTTTTTTTAGAGGAGATGTAACCCCTATCAATTCAGCGAATGCATCTTCATCGCCATTATAACCTGTTGAGGTAAAAGCATTGTAACCTTGCATGAATGCATCGGTGTTTGTGGATAGAAGCTCTATGAACTCTTGTCTATCACCTTTATATCCGGTGTTTACGAACTCCTCGTATAACTGTTTGAATGCTTTTTCGTTCATTACTATTTATTAAATTGCGAACCATTGATACCTCCGCCACCTGTATTAACTGCACCTTGTACGCTACCCGCAGCAAACGCATCTTCTACAGCTTGAGTATCAGCTCCTGTAATTGTTTTGTAAAATACTTTTGCTTCATCCAAGCTCATATTAAATATTTTCATCATGTCTTGATTAGATACTTTGCCACCTGATTTGGCTGCATCTTGTATTTTAGCAATCGCTTTAATTAAATTTTCTTTGTCATTGTTTTTTATTATAATATTTCCTGCAGTTACATTTGGTATATTTATTACAGCAAATTGACCATCTTCACCTACGACTTGTGCTGAACCTACATTGGAAGAAGTTAACTCTATGTTCATTGCTTGTTCGAAACCAATATCACTAAAGTTTGCTCTAAATCTATCTCTTGCCGGTTTAATTTCGCTTCCATCTGCATATGTATCTGTTAATATACTTTTTATTTTACTTGTATCAGGAGGTGTGACATTGATAGCTTCAAACTCTATTGGTGACATAAGGTTACTATAGAATATTTGATTCTCAGGATTAGAAGCATCAGCTAGAGTATTGTCTTTTAACTTCTTAAATGTTTTCGTGCCTTTTAATTCACCCAAACTAAAGTCAGTAAACTTCTCTCCTACTTGTGTAAAGAATAAATCAGGACTTACACTTCTATCAATTTCTCTTTGGAATGTATTACCATCAGCATCAGTAACGTCATAAGTAAATGAAGTACCATTATCTACAATAGTAAAGTTTGTAATATTTTTGTTGCCCTCGAAGAATCTAACAGCGGCTTTAACTTCATCAGCATCACCTTGTTGTAGTTTAAATAATTGAGTTGCAGCTTCTTCTTTATCTTTTTTCTTTTCTTTTATTTCATCAAATGTTTTTATTTCGGATGCACTATACGGTGTTTCCGTTCTGTTCATTTTAGCTCTAGCTCTGTTTTTAATCATCTGAACAACATCGTCTAAAACTTTTTGACCTTGTTCGCTTTCCATATCAAACTGCCATTGACCTGAAGAAGGATTAATACGCAATGGTATAACATCACCACCTTTTGATGTTTGACCACCTATTAAAAATTCATACTCATATTTACTAAAGTATTTACCTGCAATAGCAGATGCTACATCAGGGTTTACAAGCTGACCTCTTATTATGTTTTCTAACTCAGCTTGATATGATTCGTTTTGCCAAGCATCTTCAACTGTCTTAAAACCACCACCTGCAATTTTCCATGTTTCTGCAGCAGCACCTACAACCATGTTTACAATGCTGTTATCACCTTCTAAATCTACAGCAGGTTTTAAAGCAAATAAATTATCTTGATATCCTTTCATTCCAACAAAATCTTTTGGGTCTTCTGAATATCCTACTACTACACCGTTTTCAAATATTTTTGGTGTAAAGTATCCGTTACCGCTAGGGTCTAATTGTAAACCAAAACTGTCTAAGGATGTGAATTGTTCATAGTATGCTTTTACTGCAGAACTTTCAGGAGATAATTTTCCTTCATTAACTGCCTTGATGTACAACTCGTATGCTTTACTTTTTTTAGAATTTATGTCAGCTGCCATCTCAGCAGTATTATACAAGTTTTGTCTTTGAATAGTGTAATCTCGAACAGATAATATTCCGTCTTGTAAATCTCTGTCTTGTTGAAGTCTTTCTGCTGACATTAAGTTTGCCATGTCTAAAGCAGCTGTACGAATTAAATTGTTATCTGTCGGTATAGCATCATACAATTCATCGTTAAATTCTTTTGATTCAGTACGGATTCTTTCTTTCTCGTCAAGTCTTCGCTGCCTTTCATCAAGTATTTGTTGACTTGCATCTTTACCTATTTGTGCCCAATTGACTCTATCCTCCCTGTCCTCTCTTACATATCCAAAACTTGTTGCCATATAATTTATTTCACTTTGTTACTTTCAATTAACGCTTCTAATGAAGCTACCGGTACACCTAAAGCCATAGCTAAAGAGTTTAAATCTTGATTTATTTGCGATGCTCCACCTGTACCAATAGTGTATGGATTCATACTAAGGTCAGACATTGTTTTGTTAACAGAAGAAATAGTTTGTGGAACAAAAGGATTTACATTTCCTTTAGTAGGGTCAGATAAGTATTTAATGTTTCCTGCTGATAATTTATCTCTAAAAAAGTTAGAAAGTTCATCACCTTGTAAAGATGCTAAACCTGTTAGGTCATCACGAGTTAAACCTGCAAAACCTTTACCCTCACCTAATCCCTTAAGAAATTCTGTATCTGTAAGTTTCGCTTGTAACGCTTCAGGACCTGTTAAATTATTAAATTGAAACTTGTCAATAGCTTTCATTTGTGCAGATTTTTGAAATAGTGGTACAGCTAATTGAACACCTTGCATAGCTGTACTTGCTAAACCACTCATGAAGTCAGTTTGATATTGAGCAGCTCTAGCTTTTGCATCAGCTATTTCTTTCTGTGCACCTGCAACCTCACCTAAATCTAATTGTATACCGATGTCTTTCATTCTTTGTTCTTCCTCGGCTTGTACTAAATCTAAATCTTGTAATTCTTTAACTTCTTTATTAGTAATTTTGTCTTCTGAGTCCATAACGGCACTTACAACGTTTTGTATACTTGCCATTGGTCTATCACTTTGACTTACAGCCGCTACTATATTAGAACCAAGAGCAGCCAATGAGTCTCGTTGTTTATCAAATACTTCAGTACGCAAAGAAAGTTCGTCATAAGCATTGACATCTAGTTTTTTCCTTGCTTCTTCCATATACATATTAGCTCTCTCTTCTGCGGCTGCTGCATCTTTTCTTGAACGACCCGCTTGTACACCTGAAGCAATAGTCGTTCCTGCTGACATTGCTAATGCCGCTGCTGCTAATATAGATGCTGTAGTTGTTAATGCCATATTATAATGCTTTTATCATTTCAAAATTATAATTTTCCCCTTTTACATATCCGTTGTTAAGATAAACATCAACTAAAGGGGAGTTTTTAATTAATGCATAAACATATGTGCTTCCTCTTTCTCTTGCTACATCAGTTAATGTTTGTACCAATAAATGAAGAGCATCTTTTCTGTGAGGTTTTTCTCTAAATGTTTTACTAGAAATAATCCAATCGACCCAAGAAACCTTAGAATCTGTTGAAATTACAAAACCTGCACAAACAGGTGTACCTTGCCATTCTATCATAATACCACCAAGCCCATTAAGAGGTAAAAAATCTCTTATAGGAGGTGTCCAACCCCAATCTTTCCACCATCCAACTAAGATATCATCATAGTCGTTTTCGCTAAGTACCCTAATATTAAATTTCATTTAGCACAAAGATACTAATTTTAAGGATAACTTTTCATAACATCTGACTGAACAGCAAATAGTTCTGTTGCCTGTGTTACATTGTTAGTTAACTTAAATCTGCCATAATGTCCTACTATACCATATGATTCAGCTATTTGGTCTTTAACTGCTGCAAAATACAAATCACCTGCAGGTATTACAGCTGCTCCTGTTGCATCTAGTAAAAACTTTACAATACCTGTTGCAGCTACATATTCTATCGTTTGTATCTGTCCTGCAAAATTAAGTTGAGGATTTGCTTGAGTTACATCACTCCAATATAAATAATCATTAACAGCTATTTGAGGATTTATAAATGTAGATAAACTAGAATTTATACCAATATCAAATAAAACTGTAGGATTGGCTACAGTACCTCCTCTTGTATCACTATTCATAATACCTTGAATAGAACGCAAAGGATATTGTTCTGCATCTATTGGAGTACCCGCTCCTGTTGTTGCACCTTCAGTTCTTAAATATGCAAAATAAGCACCTTCTTTTTTTACAAATGATTCGTCTGCAATAAATCCTGTTGTTTGAACATCACTTGTTAAATCTACATCCCAAGGAGAATCTGATTCTAAACTAATTGTTTTAAACAATTTGCTTTCCAAAGGTGATTCATTAAACACACTTGTTATTGTAGAAGGATAATTAGCACCATAGTATTGGTTTCTTACCTCATTTGTATTGTGTCTAAACAGGTTTCCTTTGTCGAAAGAATAAAAATAATTATTCATCCCAACCATATAGTTTGGTATGTAAGAATAAAATGATGGGAAACCTTGTACACCACCGCTATAACTTAATGTATAATTTTGACTCATAATTTTAATTTTAAGGAGGACAACTGCCTATAGCTATAATTGTTCCGTTACTTCCTACTTGCATATATCCATTACCTCCACTACTTATTTTATAATACCCTGCACCTAAAGCTGTAGTACCAAAATTGTTTGTAAATACAAATCCATTTAACTGTGCTAATGCATTTGAAGAACCGAAACCTGCAGAATAAAAAGTTTGCAAAGTACCTGTTGCATTACACGCATCGGCAGCATTTCCATATACAGTAGAATTGTATGGTATCGCAGGTAATAAATCAGGACACATCAACCCTATGGTTGTATCGCCCATACCTACAATAGGAGGTCTAAATACTGTTAATGTTATTGTAGTGTTGCTTGAAAATGTTTTAGGCACAGGTGCAAATGCGATACCGGGGTTTGCTGTATAATTAGTACCTGCACTATTTACAGTATATCCTACGGTACTTCCTGAAACCCATGCAGCACCATCCCAAGTAAATGTTGGTTGGCTTGTATATGCAGTACCCGCTGTAGGACCTACTGTTGAATCTCCTAACCATACAGGATTCGAACCACTAGGAGGAGATTGAAATCCATTAGCTTGGTCTGTCCAATCATTATATAAAGTGCTATTGTGGCTTATCTGTATACCATATGCTTTGTTTGAAAGGTCATCAATAAATGCCCTTATCACACCAATACCTGAACCTGTTTGAAATGTTACATAGTAAACACCTGCACCTTGGTCTATAGCAATAGTTCCTTCACCCGGAGATAATGGTGTTTGACCATTTGTTCTACAAGTTTCATTACAGCTAGGACAATTTACTATAGGTTGTAAAAACCCACCGCTTTGTCTTCTGTATTTATTGTTTTCCATATACCAACCATCTGCAGCTTTTGTTGTTAATGTAGCGTCATCATATACAGCAGTTGCTGTTGCAAAAGTTGGTCCGTCTAAATATTTCGATACTGTTAATCCCATTTATTTTATTTTATGAACATCCACAACATGCATCATTAAATGATGTGTTTGAGTAACACAAACTAACGTTTGTAGTTGTTCTTAAGTCATATACCAAATATAAATAATCATTATTTGTTGAATCCATAGTAAACTCACCATAATAGTTTGAAGGTGCTTGTGATATATTAGTTGTAAGCCATTGTCCTGCTGAGGTTATGGATGATATTAAATTATTTATATCGGTACTATTATTATTATAATTTGTTGCACTTCTCAAATAGCCAAATCTATCGCTAGTAACGTCAAAGGTATATGTATCGTCAGGTTTTTTTAATGTTCCTAGTCGTACAGTAGAACCATTTGTTGGTACAGAATTTATTCCTTGAAAACCTGTTACACTTGTGAAGCTAGAAACTAACGGATTACTTGAACCTGAAACCATAACAACTTGTAGGTTGTTTGATGGAAAGGTTTGAACTCCGTCATTATACCTGTAATATCTTCTTATTAATAATCCTGCGTTAGCATCTGTTGTTAATACAATAGCTTTTACTGTAACTGTGTTTGGTGAAGGACAACTTACTCCAATATTTAATCCATCAACTTTACCACCTGTACTACCAACATCTCCTACAGTAACTGATATTTCACATGTATTAACTAATAAATTATCTTTTTGAAAAGTTAATGTACCACCTGTAGTAACATTACCTGTAGTAACAGTATTACCATTATATACCGCATCTATTTTATACGTTAGACCTGCAGGTAGTATAGGTGAAGTGTATGTTATAGAAACTTCACCAACCGGCTGTCCTAGTTCAACGTTAAATGTTCGAGGTGAGTTTGCAGCTGTCACATTATTTAATGTTAGTTGTATACCACAATTTTCAACTTGTGCAACTTCAGGCAATTTAATTGTATTACTTGACAATACATACTCATTCATGTATGGGTCATACCCACCGAGTTTTTGGGTGTCAATATTTTCTATAAATAAATCTCTAAACCACCCCCTCATACCTAATTCAGATATAACAGCAAGTTGTTCATTTTTTGCACTTGTACCGGCTAATAATATTACTGCTCCACGCTTGGCATCAGTAAAATATTTATCTTTCCCGTAGCATACAAAACTTTCAGGATTACTACTAATACCAAATTCTTCAATTCTAGCTATTTGAGTACCTAAAATTTCAGGAACTGAAGTAATTTGACCACCTCCTACAGAGTCAGATAATAAGTTTTTACCTGCTAATACATATGAAATTTTATCTTCTTGTAAAACTAAAACATCAGTTTCTCTAGCAAAAAGTTTTTGTACCGAACCAAATGATTCTTCTAACACTTTGAAATTAGAAGTGCTTAAATTAAACTCGTTTAATCTGTTTATGTTAGACTCATTACTATACCTTCCGCTATACGTCAAGTCAGCAAACCTATGCATTTCTCTATAGTCTTGTTGAGAAACAGTTGTAACCCTGTTGCCCGGTGATAATTCTGCACCACCTAAACGGTCTAATATTTTATAGCTTTCTGCACCATTTCCAAATGTATAACAGTTATATAAGGTTGATTTAATTAATCCGGCTACTACGCCTGTTTGAGTTACATTACCATTAGCAATTTGTTGTGCCGTTCCTCCACTATGTCTTGCCGTTGATAAACCTGCATTAATAATTTCATAGCTTTGGTCTCCTTCAAAAAATACATCCGGCAATGCTTCTTGTGGCTCAGTTTCAAATATAAGTGTACTTTCAGCTCTAAATACTATTGTTGACATTTCATTTGTAGACCTTCTTTTTTTCTTAGAAAACAATCCGCTACAACTTTCTGTTCCCGTTGAACAAAAATACAAACCGTTATCTGTTGAGCTTCTTACAAATCTATATCTATTTATAGTTACAGAATCTGCAGTCATTCCTGCTTCTGTGCTATTAGGAGTACCGGTAAATGCAGCTGTATATAATGTAGAATTATACTCATTAGTTGGTGGATTACCCGCTGCAGTATCACCGCCTTCCCAATGTCCTCCATCTAAATATTGTTGTATATTATCACCATTAAACCAATCTGCAAAATTAGAATATGTTGCACCTGCAGTAAATTCTTCATCTATTGTGTAAATTCTTCTTTCACATGCACCGTTACCTCTACCCGGTCCTAGTCTTGTAAACTTAATAAATAAACTAATTCTTGTACCTTGAGGTATATCAAAATCTATAAAATTTCCGGGAGTTGCAGGGTCTTCTATATTTACTAGCAATGCATTAAATGCCGACTGTCCTGCTGCGTCTGTATAGGTTGTTCTTTTAGATTCGATAACAGCTAAATCTGATGCTTCTGTACCGTCCTCATTTAAAGTAACAACTGTAAAATCATCTGCAATTACTTTTGCATATGTACCGGCAGGTGCATTTATATCAGTACCGGGATTAATAGCAGAATCAAATGTTATAAATCCTTCCTCTTGTGATTTTTTTTCTAAAATAGTTGCATAAGCACATCTCAGCACAGGACCATTAGTGTCTGCCTTAACTCTTAATCTTTGCCCTTCTATAACCTTTTCATTATTCTCGCCCTCCAACAATAAATATGTAGCATTTGTCGCAGGGTCATTAAAAAATATATTTGTATAAATAGTGTTATAAGTAGTATTAGTTGGTTTTAAAACAAACTTATATCTGTGTGCCCACACAGGTGGATTCATTTCCGGTGGTATTGTAACTTCAACAAAGTTTTTTGTTTCTGATGCACTACAAGGTACATGAACACTTGCATCGGGTGCAAGTAATGCAGGGGAAGACCTATTAAATTCATCCATGTATACCATACCAACAGCATAATCAAAATCACTATGTAAACTTTCTGTTTGCGATAATTCTCTGTATGTCGCTTGTATGTTTGCAATTTTAAAATACTCAAATACTATGTTGGCAGGAGTACAACTTGATGCATCACAATCTGACCAAGCCATTGCAGGAAATTGCAATGAAAACACATCAGGTGTTGAAGGGTCTGTTATTATATTAATAGGTCCTACATTAGGAAATGCTTCAGGTGTTATACCTGAGTTGTATGCAAAATATGTATCTAAGTTGTTTGGCATGTCACAATTCCATGTGTCTGTCCATGTTGCTCCTGTACATGCATTAGCTATAGTTGAAACTGATGATGATGTTCCAACAGTATTTATAAACTCAGTTGAGGTTGCCATTGCAAAAGCATTAGGATAATCGTTTAGTAAATTAAATGCTAATCCAATTGTAACGTTTGTGGTTTGTGCACTAGGTCCGCCTGTGCCTGTAAACGAGCTATGAGTGAAAGTAACATCTAATTCTAGTAAACCACCTGCTATTAAATTTATATCTGTAAAATCTATTGTAGCAGCTGAATCAGCAATACTTTGAGTTCCTGAACTAGAATCAAATGTGTAATCAGAACTAATTTTGGTTTCAGTCAAACTATTTTGACCAATATCTTCAGTTTTTAACTCTATACTATAATCTAAATCTATTGGTTGTCCTGCATAATCAACCATGTCGTATTGCTCAAAATAATTACCATATATCAATCTATTACCCATCATTGTTTGAGTAGTAGCTTTTAATGGAACATTGTCAAATAACCTTCCTATTTGGTCTGTTGTAAGTACGGTAAATATTTGATTGCTATCAAAGGTAATTGTAACATCCTGATTGTCAGTATAACCAAATTCAGTTTTATTAAAATTATCAATTACTTTTATAACATCATCTCCTGAATTTTTAAATAAAACCTCAACACCTTTTACTAAAGGTCCTCCTGTATTAAATGTAATCTCAACTCCATTTCTACTATTTTGCATTCCTTCGTTTAGGTAGTCAGAACTTGACAAACCAAATGCACTTGGTATAAATGCTGCTTTTGACCATTGTGAAGTTGCTGAAAAATCATTATCTCCATACTCATATCTATATGCAAAACAAATAAGTTTATCTTCTAAAAATGTATTTTCACCTGCAGCTGTAAACATAGAAAACGATGGACTTGTTGTAGGTGGCTTCTTTATAACTAATAATGATTCAGCTGTAACTTGGTCTACATTACCAAATGGATTTGGATAATTTCTTTTTACATTAATAAATCTTGGAGGATTATAATTGTCTGTAAAAAAAAGTAAGTTTTCAATTTTGTTTACACTATGTATTAAATAGGCAGGATTAAAATTTAATATAGTATTTTGATTTCCTAGACCATCATCCATACTTATAACATGATAAGTAATTATATCAAATTTTGCATCATATGACACAATCATATCCATTTTACCTGCTGCACCTACAGTATATGCAGGGTCATGAACAAACCAATAAATAGTCTGATTGCTTCCGTCTTCAAATGCACCTATACATCTAGCTTGATTGCTAAGTTCAGTACCGTTAAATGCTAGTGTTGTAAGCTGTGTATTTCCTTTTGAATTTTCTACAGAACCTATTTCTGAATCTTCAGTAGAACCAAGTCTTACATTTAAAGCATCTATGTATTGTCCATTAGGAACTAAGCGTTCATCAACGCTTTTGTTCATTTTGCCCTGTACGAAATTTCTTTGTATTTTTGCCATCTTACTTTATCCATTTATCTTGACCTCTCATATTTTGTAACAAACGACCCGGATGAATATTGCTCAATCTTAATTTCGCATTTCTTAATAAAGCTAATTTTCTTTTTCTAACTCTATTTACAATATATTCTTGAACGCCTAGTTTGCTATTTAAGATACCAAATTCAATAGCTGCGTAAATGTACTCTTCAAATAATTTATTAACAGTTACTTTTGAATCATCTCCATTTTCCATACCATCTGAGATATATTCTAAAATAGCTAGTTTATCATTCATAGCAGAACTAAAGTTTATAACTCCTGCTTTTTTATCTATGGTGAACGTAGGATTTGCATTTGCTGTTTCAGTATTTAATCCCCATGAAGCACCTATAGCCATGTCAAAATACCAACAGCCATCTAAACAATATCCCCAATAACCATCATAGGGTGCACCTTGATTTAAATATTGTGTTTTTTGAACTCCTGTTAATCTTTGTCTTGTAAGCTCAGAATATTCAGGTTTTAAAATAGCTCCTGTGTGGTCGAATAATATATTTCCTTGATGGTCTTGCAGATATGCACTAGCTGAATTTATTTGAACATTTTCAACTAATGGTCTAAGATATCCATTGTAATACATAGAAACTCTTACCCAATTAACATAGTCTTGAGGTAATATATATCTAAGATTGTCTGTAATTTGTAACTCTAATGCTTTTATTTCTTTGAAAGCATCATAGTTCAATTCTTGTATTGCTCTTTTTGCATGAAACAATATTTTAAATCTTTCCTCGTTGTTAACTAAAGAATGGTTTCCATTGTACATCAATAAGAAGTTTGTCACTATATCTTCTAAACTTATATATTGATATGACCCCCAATTAGCATCTTGCGGATTGGTATTGTTATTTGTATAATATTGATAATCTGAAATATAAGCCATTATTGTTCATCATTTTTTTCTATCTGTTCTTGTCCTAAAGCAAATTGTACAACATCCGGTTCTCTAATTTCCATACCTGAGAATTGTAATATTTTATTTACCAAATCTTGAAAATAATCTAAAGGTAATTCAAAGTCTTGATAACTAGCTGTTACGCTGAATTGTGGTTGTTGAGCTCCACCTAATGATACATATGTCCATTGAGGAGTTTTAGGATATCTTATATATTGTGACTGTACCATGTTGGCAGCATTAATACTGCTAGGATATACAGTCATTACACTCCCTTCGGTTGTGTATGCCGGATAAGTTGTTGTTGGTGCTGTGTATAAAGAATTATTTAGTAATGTAATTTTTGATTGACTTACTCTTTCTGCTTCACCGGTAAAGGTTGTACCCGCTGCATCATAACATAATACTTTATTAATAAAATAAAAATCAGACCCGGTTGATGCCGCAGATGGCATATTAAAAGTATTATTGGCAATATGAGTCAATGCTGCAGTAACTGAAAACATATCAATTACTTCAACAATACCTTTTTTAATATCTGCATAACCTGTTCCTGAACCTCTCAAATTTTCCTTATTAACTTGAGAATTAAACTGATAGAATATATCTTCAAACAAATCTAATTGTGCTTGTTGAGCATATAAATTAAAATCTGCAGGTGATAAATAACCATAGTTATTTTTATTCAGTATTGCTAGAACAGCATCATATACCTGTTGTATCATCTGTTATCTTTTTTACAAAGATAAGCAAAAAAAAAAGAGGATGATTTTTTCATCCCCTTCTTATATTACTTGTCTTCTAGACGTTTTTCAAGCAGTTTCAATGCTTCAATTCCATCATCAGATTGAAGGAAAGATGACACTATATATATAGGGTCTTCGCCATATGGGATACTAACCATTCTTTTCTTGTTTGAGGTAGTATTGAAATGCACATCTTTTTTACCATTTCTATAAACTAACAGTTTATTATCAAAAAATAATTGAACTTTAGAATATAATTTTAACATAGGGTCATTAACCATGTTTACTAAATCTGAAGGATGTTTTCTTGCAAACACCAACATATCTCTTTTTAATTCAGCTGTAGTTAGCTTGTTTATGTCACCAAACAAAACTCTACCTATAGTTTCTAGTTGTGTTAGTGTCATTTCTCTTGCTAAAATCAATGCATCTACTTCAGCGTATAATGTCTCAACATCTTCAGCTGCTTCTTTACCTTTGTCAACTTCTTCAAAAACACCACCGTTTTGTGGATGAATTGAAAGAAACTCTTGTAACACTTGGTTTTCTTTAGGAACAACTAACATACCATCTTCAAACACAATTGGTTCTAAAATAACATTGCCGTCTTGTTCATCAACAAATGGTGACTTTTGGTTTCTTGCATAACGCAAAGGTTTATTTACACCTGTTTCATTATCAAAATACATTAATGGGAATCTTCTACTGTGTTGTGTAGCCAACATAAAAGATAAGGGAAATTTATTGCCTACTAAACGGTAGACCTTATCTACAAATTCTTTTGTCTTTTTCATTTTATTTATAATTTAATTAAAGTTAAAAAAAAAGGGAGGAGGTTAATCCTCCCTTAATTATATATATACTTCTTATGACTTAAATAAGAAGAAGTTGTTAGCACCTAGAACGCAAACACATCTTTCAGATAGGAAGTTAACTTCCATTGCATCTAAATCTTTGTTTGAAGCTCCACCTGCAGAACCTGTAATCCAAGACTTATAACGTCTGTCTTCAGCTTCTGAAGCTCTATATCTAACATGTAAGAATGGTCTCTTAGCGTTTTTACCTAAAATTTGGTCATAAACTGTAGTAGAACCTGCAGGAACTAATAGTCCATTGATTGCTCCACCAACTAAGCCACCTCTCATTGTTGGGTCATTAAGGTATTTCCACTCAGACTTATAGAAGTCATAACCTCTTCTAAATCCTGTAAATCCTAAGTTTAACGCCATTTCTTCATCATTGTCAAATAGTCCATATGAAGAACCACCTGCACCATATGAATTTTGAGCTGCCAACATATCATCAATGTCAAACGAGAAAGCTCTGTTTACGAAAATTACATTTTCTTCAATAGAACCTTGCTTGTCTAATCTTTGAATGATGCTGTCAAATCCTGCTAAATCAGAAGGATTACCTGCACCCCATACGTTACCTCTTTCTTCTACAACGTAAAATACACCCTCAGAACCTTTGTTACCTGCATCTGCATAAACTGCTTGAGTAGCAACACCTGAACCTGCTTCTGCCGGTACAGCTTCTACCATAGCTGTTTCTAGGTAATCATCGAAACGTAATCTAGTTTCGTGCTCTGATTTAAGATACCATAAATAACCACTTGCTCCATCTTCTGTTTGAATTTCAATCCAACCGATTTGTGCCATATCAGAACCTGATACTTGGTACTTGTCTTTAAGAATAATTGGAGAGTTTTCAAAAATGAAGTCGTTAGAAATTAATCCACCTTCCATTCCAACAGTTCCTTTTTTAAATTCAGAACCATAAATGAAAACTGATACTGTACCTGCGTAAGCTGCTAAACCTGCTGCTTCGTACATTGCTACTGTAAAAGTAGTTGCTGTAACTGCAGTTACGATACCTTTGTTGTTTAATGCAGAACCTGCTGTATCATCAGAAATCATTACTGTTTGACCTTTTCTGATACCGATTTGTCCTGCTGCACCTGCCGGTGCTACTGAACCTGATGGTTGTCTTGCAGGGTCAATTTGTGCTGCAGGAACTGTAAAAGTTTCTGAAGCTGCACCTGCACCTGCACCACCTAAGACACAGTTTACATATTTAATATGTAATCTACCTTGCTCTGCCCATTTGATAAGGTCAGAGTTAGAAGGCATTTCTGCTCCTACCATTCTTAAGAATGATGAAACAGTTCTATTACCATATCTCTCAAACTCTTTTTCATAAGTATCAGGAAGATACTGATTCAAAAAGTTAAATTGAGCATTGGTAATATAGTTTGACGACAACGCTACCTGTTGAGCACTTGGCTGCAACTGAAACGTTGGACTTGCTAATACTGCCATAATTAATAATTTTTAATTGTTACTTATTTCTTTTTCATACTTTTAATCTTCAAACCTCGACCCGAGTCGGTGTTTAAAGCTCTAACTTTCATTCCTCCTTGAGTTGTTGCAGTTTCAGGAGTCTTGCGAATATCCATACTAACATTTTTTGTTTTACGGACTACATCCTCAACTCCTTCTGCTTGACCTAATTCATAAAAGAATTTGGCAAACTT